CGAGCGAGCACGGCGAGGACGTGGTCGTGCAGTTCCCGACCAACTCCATCACGCGCATGTTCCCGGCGCTGGTCCGGTACCGCGAGGACATGGCCGAACTGCTGACCACCCACGACGACGACCCGACGTACCGGAGCCACGCGCTCGCGGCGCGGAAGGTCGCGAAGCCGGGCGACAAGTTCATCCTCGGGAAGCCGTCCGAGCACCAGAGGATCGACGTCCTCATGGCTGACGCCATCGCCTACGAGGCCCGAGCGGACGCCCTCGCGTCCGGCTGGACTGAACACGCCGAATCGACCATGTACGTCTTCGACTGAGGGGGGTCAGGGTGTCAGTTCCAGCGTTCTCCCCCGTCATCGAAGACCCGCAGTTGACGAAGGCAGTCTCCGACCTGGAGCAGGTACGCGGTGGGTGGGCGGCAGAGCTTACGAAGCTCGACAAGTACATGCGTGGGCAGCAGGAGATCTCCTACATGTCCGACGCGATGCGCAAGGAATTCGGCGACGCCATAACCGACCTGGTCCTCAATTTCCCCGAGCTGGTCGTGGAGGCTCATGGGGACCGGCTGGACGTCGAGGGTTTCCGGTTCCCTGGCGAGACGTCTGGCAACGATGCGCTGTGGGGGGTCTGGCAGGCCAACAACATGGACGAGCGGTCGGTCATGGGGCACACCGACGCGCTGGGCCTGACGAAGGCCGCCGTCATCGTTGGGGCCGGAGATAATCCGGACCTGCCGGTCATCACGGTTGAGTCGGCGATGGACTGCTCGTGGATCAGGTCTCCGGCGACGGGTACTGTCACGTCGGCGTTGAAGCGTTGGGCCGAGTCGGACGGTTCGCAGTGGGCGAGCCTGTACGTTCCGGGGACCACACGCACCGTGACCCTGGACCGGGGCACTTGGCGGGTGACCAGCAAGGACGACCATGGTCTGGACCGTGTCCCGTTGGTGCCTCTGATCAACCGGCCGCGAATCAAGTACCGGGATGGCCGGAGTGAGTTCGCGTCGGTCATCCCGATCGCTGACGCCGCCAACAAGATGGCGACGGACATGATGGTGTCCGGCGAGTACCACGCCATGCCACGCCGGTGGGTCTTCGGTCTCAAACGCAGCGACTTCGTCGGGTCGGACGGGTCCCCGAAGGCGGCTTGGTCGTCGATCAAGGGACGGCTGTGGGCGAACGAGAACGCAGACGTGAAGGTCGGGCAGTTTCCGGAGTCGGACCTGCGGAACTTCCACGACACGATCAAGCTCCTCGCACGCCTCGTCGCGCAGATGGCTGCTCTGCCGATCGACTACCTCGCGTTCGACAGCGTCAACCCGCCGAGCGCCGACGCGCTGCGGGCCGCCGAATCTCGCCTGGTGAAGCGGGTCGAGCGTCGGCAGACGTCGTTCGGTGACTCGTGGGAAGAGGTCATGCGCCTCGTCATGCTGTTCCAGCGCGGCTCGCTCGAGCCGAACGCGGCCCGGCTGGAGACGGTGTGGCGTGAGGCCTCAACCCCGACTGTGTCCCAGAAGGCGGACGCGACGGTGAAGTTGTACTCGGCTGGGATCATCCCGCGCGAGCAGGCGTGGGTGGACATGGGCTACTCGCCTGTTCAGCGTGCAGACATGGCGGGCATGTTCGCGTCGGAGACGTCGACTGACCCGATCGTGGCGGCGACGCGGAACCTCGCGGCAGGGACCGGTAATGCTCCGGCCGGCGGTTGACCACTACCGGGCGCAGCAGCGGCTTGTCGCGGTGACGGCTTCGGCTGTCCGGCGTGAGTGGGACAGCATCGGCGCCGACTTTGATGCCGGGTGGGCTCGTGTGGGTCCTCGGATCGTGACGTTGATGACGGCGGCGCAGGTCGGTGCGGCGCGTGATGGCGCGGCATACGTCGGGCAGGCGCTCGAGGAGCAGCGGGTCACGGTGGAGCCGGTCGCGGCGGTGAACGTGTCGCGGCTGGTCGGGGCGTACAGCGTGGACGGGCAGACGCTCGGGGATCTCGGCGCGGTCCTGTATGGCGCGGTGGTGCGGGCTAGGACTGCCCCGGCCGAGTCGTTGGGTGACCGTCTCGCCGCGGGCCGGTCGTGGCTGGACATGGCGACGGTGACACAGGTCGCTGACGCGGGCCGGGCGGCTACCGGAGTCGGAATCGCGGCGCGCCCCGGGGTCGGGTACGTGCGGATGGTCCACCCAGGATGCTGCCAACGGTGCGCGGTCCTGGCAGGCAAGTCCTCGCGGAGCATCGCATTCCCGCGGCACCCCGGATGTCAGTGCCGTGCTGTCCCGACCGGTGAGCATCCGCAGGGTGATCTCGTCGAGGCGATCGAGGCGAAGGACGTCCGCGACCTGACGAAGGCGCAGCGGAAGGCCATCGCTGACGGCGCCGACATGAACCAGGTCATCAACTCGCACCGCGTCTACACCTCGCGCGAGGGCATCCACACGCCAGCGCGTTCCGCAGATGGCATGACCACCACGGAGGGCGCGACCAGGCGCGGCATTGCGGGGGGACGCCTCGGTGCGGCCAGCAAGCAGAGGGCGCGTCGGCTCACCCCTGAGGGCGTGTACCGACTCGCCTCCACCCACGAGGAAGCCATCGCGCTCCTACGCGCACACGGCTACCTCCTCTAGACCACCCCGACCCGGAGCGACTTCCGAGGCGGGACAACCCCGAGCGATTCGAGGTCACGATGTCCAACCAGCCCGTCACCTTCACCACCAGCGCCAACGGCGCAGTCCAGACTCCGGCCCAGCCGGAGGCCCAGGCGAAGCCCGCAGACGCCGCCCCCGCCCCTCAGAAGGTCGAGAAGCGCGAAGCCTCCGATCCTCTCGGTGAACCGGGGATCAAGGCACTGCAGGCCGAGCGGCAGGCCCGTGAGGCGCTCGAGCGCGAGCTCAAGCCCCTCAAGGACCAGATGGACGCACTCAAGGGCATCTTCGGTGACAAGAGGGTCGAGGGGACCGACATCGTGTCGGCCCTGCAGCAGCAGGTCGCCCAGATGCAGCGCGACAGCCTCGTCGATCGTGTGGCGCGACGCCACGGGATCACCGACGACGCCGACGTCGAGTTCCTGCACAACGCGACCGACGAGGCGGCTATGACCCGTCTCGCCGAGCGGCTCAAGGTCCCCGCTGCAATACCGCCCCGTACCCCCGCACCCGACCCGGCGCAGGTCAACCAGGCCCCCGCCCTGTCGCAGGACGACGCGGAATACGAGGCGTTCTTCCCGTCCACCCCGAAGCATTAGGAGGAGCCCTCGTGGCTGAGTACCTTCCCATCTTCAAGCCGGGGCAGGCCATCACGCTCAAGGCGAGCGCGGCCATCACCGGCGGTCAGGTCGTCGAGGTCACCGGTGCTGGCACCGTTGGCCCTGCCGGCGCCAACTCGACCAAGGTCGTCGGTGTCGCCGGTTTCGACGCGGCCATCAACGACTACGTCACCGTCTACGCGGGCGGAGTGCAGAACTGCACTTCGGCCGGCGTCATCACCGCGGGCGACCTCGTCGCCGCAGCGGCCTCCGGGAATGTCGCCACCAACGCGGCCCCAGCCGCGGGCGTGCAGATCGGCATCGCCCTGTCCACCACGACTGGCGCCAGCCAGGCCGTCCGCGTCCAGTTCGCCCGCTGAGAGGGGATGACCTGACATGAGCTCCTACCCGCCTGCCACCGTCTCCGTCTCCGGGACGAACGTCACCGCGAGCTACTTCCTCAGCAAGCCGGGCTTCGTGGCCCGTCGGCTGCGGAGCCTCGCTGACCTCCGCTATGTCGGCAACGGCCTCCTCCGGGGTCGCGCCGACGCTGTCGGCGGCGCCGTCGGCTACGAGACCGCTGGCGAGTCGATCTTCGCTGACGCGGCCCCCGAGGTCGTCGCCCCCGGTGGGGAGTACACCCTCACCACGACCGGGGCCGGCACCCCGGCTGTCGCCAAGGTCGCCAAGTACGGCAAGGACTCGATCGTCACCGACGAGGACATCAAGCGCCGCAACATGGACCCGGTGAACCGGGGACTGGCGAAGCTGGCCAACTCCACGGGCCTGGTCATCGACCAGGCGTGCGGCGCAGCCATCGCGTCGGCGGTCACGACCAACGGTGCGGCCACGTCGAAGTGGGACGGCTCCGGCACTGCGCCGAAGATCCTGCTCGACGTGATGAAGGGCCAGGCTGTCATCGCCGGGCAGAACCTCGGCTACCAGGCTGATGTCCTGCTCATCTCCGACACCGTCTGGGCGTACCTGGCCGCTGACTCCGGCCTGGCTGCGCTCATGGCCCGCGAGAACCTGAACAACCCGGTCTACACCGGGCGGTTCCAGAACCTCGCTGGCCTGGACGTCGTCCACGTCCCGGCGGCGAACATGCCCGGCGGCGACGGCACCCTCGCGTGGGTTCTCGACACGGCCAGCCTCGGCTTCATCGCCAAGGAGTCGCTCGGTGGCGGGTACCTCGCCGCCGGTGACCTGGTCGAGTCCAAGACGATCCGGCTCGAGGAGAACGACGCCTGGCGTCTGCGTGCGCGGACGACCTTCGCGGCTGCGGTCACCGACCCCCTCGCGGGCTACAAGATCACGACCGTCATCTGATGGCTGCTCGGAAGGCACCCGTGGAGGCCGCCCCCGCGGACTCCACGGTGCCGCTCCGGGTCGTCAGCGTGTTCGCTTACGCGACCGCGAAGGACGGCGAGGTCGTTCAGCTCGTGAAGGGCGACATCATCACCGACCGGTTCACGCAGGAGTCGATTGACCATCTTCGGTCGATCGGCTTCGTCGCTGAGTCCGACTAGGTCGAGGGACGGGAGGCGTCGTCATGGCTGTCACTCCAACGGATGTGGCGACGACTCTCGGCGCCTCCTGTCCTGACCCCCTCCCGATCGAGCAGTGGGACATGTGGATCGGCGACGCCCTGCTGCGCATCACCATCTGGGCTGCGAAGAACGGTTACACGGGCAGTCTCGACGAGGCAGTCGTGGACTATGTCGTCCGGGAGGCTGTCGCAGCCCGTGCGGTGCGACCTGACGCGGCGACGCAGGTTGAGGTCGCTGTCGATGACGGGCGTGTGGTTCGCCGGTACGAGCCGTCTGCGGGTCAGGTGACGATCCTGCCGGAGTGGTGGGACCTGCTCACGCCGTCTGGCTCGACGACGGGCGGCGGCGCGTTCACGGTGACCCCCTACTTCGAGCCTGACGTGTCGGTGTCGTCGTGGTGAGCCTAGGCGCTGCCATTGCCGGCGCGTTGCCAGGGATGCGCGCCGAGGCCGAGTCGATGATGCGTGACTCGTGCACCATCACGCGCCCCGGCGGCGGCGAGACGTGGGATGACGCAACGGGCGGGTACCTTTCCGGTTCCTCCGTCATCCTCTACTCCGGTCGGTGCCGCGTCCGTCGCCCCAATGTAGCCGAGCGCGAGGCGTTGGCGGGCGACGCGGACTGGACCCTCTTGGGTGCCGTCGTGTCCATCCCGGTGGGCAGCACTACTGATGACCTGCTCGGAGCGACCGTGCATGTCGTCACCTGCGAGATGGACGCGGCCTTGGCCGGCCGGGACCTTGTTGTCGTGGCGCCGCACGCACAGTCCCAGGCGACCGCGCGTCGCCTGCGGTGTGTCGAGGCGGCGCGGGCGTGAGCATCGACTTCCGGGAGGTCGAGGAGTTCGCGAAGGACTTGGGCCACCAGGGCGCGAAGGTCGTCCTCGCGCAGCGCCAGGTGGTCAAGAAGGGCGCACTGAACGTCAAGCGACGGCTCCAGGCTGAGGCGCAGGGTGTCGCACACGCTCCGGGCTTCCCGCGCGCGATCACGTTCGACGTCGGGATTCAGGGCGGCGAGATCGTCGCGGACATCGGCCCCGAGAAGGGTGACGCCGGCTCTCTGGCGCTGCTGTACCTGGGCAACTCCAAGACTGGCCCCCGCCTCCCCGAGCCGATGCTCGCCGCCGATGCCGAGGCGGAGGTCATGGCCGACTTCCTGGGGAAGGTGGCTGAGGACATTGGCCGATGATGTCGTCGAGCCCATCGCCTCCCGCATCGAGTCGGTGGTCGGTGCGGCCCGTGTGGTCTACCGCTACGGCGTCCCCGATGGGGCACTGCCTGCCACTTACATCCTGGTGACCGCGAGCGTCGGGGAGACGTCCAGCTCGAACCTAGCCGGACTCGCAGACCGCCGCACGTCGACCGTGGACGTCAAGTCTGTATCCCGTGACCCTGACCGCCGCCAGGCCGCCCGTGAGGCGCTGTGGGGCGCTCGGAAGGTCGTTGACTCCCTGACCGACTTCCGGCCCGCTGTGGGGCGCGTGGCGTGGCCCATGGACCACCTCACGTCCTACGCCCCGGTCGCCGATGACTCCCTGCCGGATGCCGTCGTGATGCAGGCCGTCGAGCGCTACACGCTGGCCTACCAGCCATAACCGAAAAGCCCCGACGAATCGGGGCTCTCGATCTCGCGGCGGCCCAGGCCGTCGAGTGGTGCGGCGTCATCACGCCAGGCACCGCGAAGTCTACCCCGCCTCGCGCGGGCACTGCCGAAACCAACCCACCGCACCCCGGAGACGGGGCGCTTCACCACGCCCGGAAGGGGTGCCATGTCCGACCGCGTGCGCGTCAAGGACCCGGACAACGGGGCCGAATACACCACGTCAGCCGACTGGGCCGCACGGCTCGGTCTCACTCCGCTCGACCGTCCCGCCGTGGACGACTTCGGGCGGGACATCCCCACCAAGTACCCCGTCGCTAAGGACGGCACGGCCGTCAAGCCCGCCCAGGTCAAGGAGTAACCCATGCCCACCGTGCCCACTGGAATCCCGTCTGTCGGCTACTGGACGGCTAGGCTCGTCACCACCATCGCCAATACCGCGGCGCCGTCGCTCGGGACCGAGATCAACGCCGCATCCTCCGTGGCCGCCGAGTGCCTTTTCGGCAAGTCGTGGGGCGGCCCGTCCGCCTCCTACGAGAAGGTCAAGAATGAGCGGTTCTGCACCATTCAGTCCTACGAGCGGCTCGGGAAGCTGACCTACAGCATCGACGACTTCGTGTTCGCCGCCGACCCTCAGTCAGGGGCCGGGTCGACGGCTCTCAACAAGGTCTGGGATCTCGTCAAGGACGGCTGGACCGGCTTCCTCGTGCTGCGGGTCGGCAAGTCTGTGGACACTGCCGCCGCCGCCGCCGACAAGGTGTGGGTCTTCCCCATCGAGGTCGGCGTCGCCGTCCCCCAGGTCGGCGCGGACAACGAGGACCAGATGGTCAGGTCCGCCGTGTCCGTGATCGGCGAGGTCAAGCGGAACGTCGCTCTCGTCGCCTGACCCAACGACTGGTGGGGTGCGGCGACATCGGCAGCGCAGCACCCCACCTCCGCCGAAACCCACTGCCGATACTGCCGATTGGAGAACGCACGTGAGCGACGACGAACTGGACCCGAAGACCTTCGACCTCGATGAGTGGCTGGCGGGCGCATCCCGCGTGACCAAGTTCGTCGAGGTCTTCGGCAAGCCACACCTCCAGGCCGAGATCGACGAACTGGAGGCTCTTGCGAACGACGCCGACGACGCCGACCGAGATGGGATTCTCGCGCGGGCGAACGATCTCCGGGACGAGATGGAGGCATCTCGTGCCCGCTTCAAGATCACGAGCATCCCCGACGAGCGGGTCGAGGAGATCCGCCGCAAGGTGAAGGACGACGACGAGCGGACGTTCGCCATCATGGCCGAGCAGATCGTCGCCCCTGTGGGGGTGACCCCGGCGAAGGTGCGGGCCATCCGTGACGGGATCGGGGACGGGTATTTCGCTCAGACCCTCACGGCGACATGCCTGGCCGCCCAGCAGGGCCTTGGTGTGACGGTCCCTTTCTCGTTGGCTGCCTCTCGCGTCCGGAAGCGCTGACGGCTCGGGCCATGCTCAAAACGGCTGCCCTCCACGGGCTGCCGATGAGCGTGTTCCTGGGGAGGCGTAAGCCCGGCTCGATCTGGCTCAGCGACGACACTATGGCCGCCTTGGCATGGCAGTCCTACGTCGACTCGCTCTGCCCCGGCTGCGGTCATCCGCGGCATGAGTCCATGGACAAGGAGCGCCGAGGCGAGTACGCGGTGACGACGACACGGTGCTTCGCGTGCCAGGCAGTCGGGGAACGCCAGGCGGGTATGACCAAGCAGCTGGGCTCCGAACCGATGCCGCCAGGCATCTACTTCTCCAGCGAGCGCCTCCGGTAGAGCCACCGTCCTCCAGCAGCAAGCAGGACGCAAAATCCTGCGACCCAGAACGCCCCGGCCCAGTAGGCCAGAGGGTGCCCTTGGGAAGTTTCCCCGGCAGCCAGGTTGCCCAGTGACAGCACTAGTCCCACGGCACAGAGCGCCGACCCAGATACAAGCGGCTTGTTCATGGCAATGACGATACGGCGAGGGGTGGGCTGATACATGCCTCGTGACCGCTCTCTCTCCGTCAAGCTCCGCGCGGACGTTTCCAACTACCTGGCCGGCATAAGGCAGGCCGGAAACGCAACGCGCGAGTTCTCCGGCAAGGCTGCCGACAGCGTCGACAAGCACAGGGCCGCGTGGAAGAAGGTTGGCGACTCGGCGACCGGCGCCGGGCTGGCGATCGGCGCCGGGCTGGCCCTCGCGGTGGTGAAGTTCGCGGAGTTCGACCAGGCGATGTCGGCGGCTTCGGCGGCGTCCCGGGCGACCGGGACCGAGCTGGAGGCGCTGCGGGACCTCGCCATGCGGTTGGGCAAGGACACGCAGTATTCGGCGACTGAGGCCGCGCAGGGCATCACGGAGATGGCCAAGGCCGGCGTCGCCACGAAGGACATCATCAACGGCGGCCTCAAGGGAGCCCTGTCGCTGGCAGCGGCGGGTCAGCTCGAGGTCGGTCGCGCTGCGGAGATCGCTGCGACGGCGATGAACCAGTTCGGCCTCGCCGGTAAAGATCTGCCGCACGTGGCGGACCTGTTCGCTGCGGCTGCGGGTAAGGCGCAGGGGTCCGCTGAGGATGTCGCGCAGGCGATGAAGTTCGTGGGCCCGGTGGCGAAGTCTCTCGGGGTGTCGATCGAGGAGACGACCGGCATCATCGCCGAGTTCGCATCCAAGGGCATCATCGGGGAGCAGGCTGGGACGTCGTTCCGCGGGATGCTCCTGTCGCTGACCAGTCCTTCGGCGATGGCGAAGAAGCAGATGGACGCGCTCGGGCTGTCGCTGTACGACGCCCAGGGGAAGTTCGTCGGCATGGCGACGGTCGCCGAGCAGATGAAGAACAAGCTCGGTGCGCTGACCGAGGAGGAGCGCAACGCCGCGCTTGGCCGGATCTTCGGCAACGAACAGATCACGGCGGCGACGGTGCTGTACCAGGGTGGTGCGGCGGCAGTCCAGGAGTGGACCAAGGCCGTAAACGACTCCGGCTTTGCGGCTGACCAGGCTGCAGCGCTGACGGACAACCTCAAGGGGGACCTTGAGCGTCTCGGCGGCGCGATCGACACGGCGCTGATCCAGGGTGGGTCTGGCGCGAACACGGCGCTGCGGGGCCTGGTGCAGACCCTCGACGGGGCGATCTCGGCGTTCGCCGAGCTGCCCGCCCCGCTGCAGGCGACGGCGACGGCGCTGGCCGCGGTGTCTGCGGCGGCGCTCCTGGGCGTGGGAGCGTTCGGGTCGCTCGTGCCGAAGATCGCTGCGGGCAAGGCCGCGATGGTCGAGATGGGCATCGTGTCCGAGGCCGCAGCGTCGAAGTTGGCGCTGACGGCGAAGAACGCGGGCTTGCTGAGCGCGGCAGCGGTTGGTCTTGGTGTCGCCGGGAACGCCATGCAGAACATGTGGCTCAATATGGTCGGCGCTAGTGATGACGCCGTGAAGAGCCTCGACGCCTACATCACGCTCGGTAAGGACGCCGAGGGCGTTTCTTGGCTCATGCGGAGGGGCTTCGGGGATCTGGGACAGCAGGTGGACCAGGTCTTCAACGGGTCGATCTGGCACAACGCGATGGCCGCTGTCGAAGAGATCGGCACCGGATTCGGCATCTGGGGGACATCGCATGCCGACGACGCGATCGCGTTCTTCAACCAGCTCGACACAGCCCTGGCCGGCTTCGTCCAAGGTGGCAAGGCTGACCAGGCCGTCGAGATCTTCGAGAAGGTGTCTCGCGAGGCTCAGGCGCAGGGGTACGGCCTGGCCCAGCTGCGGGAGGCACTGCCGCAGTACGCCGCGGCTCTGGCGGTCGCGTCGACGGACGCGAACTCGGCGGCGACGGCGCAGGAACTGGTCACGACCGCGATCACAGACTCGAAGACGGCTCTCGACACGTACATGGACTCGCTCAAGGACGCCGGCATGGTCCAGCTCACCGCGAACCAGGCCGCGCGTGACTTCGAGGAGGCCGTCGACAACGCCAACGAGGCCGTGAAGCGGAACGGCAAGACCCTTGACATCCACACTCCCAAGGGCCGAGCGAACGCAGAGGCACTGGACGCCATCGCGCGGGCGGCGCAGGACTCGGCGGAGGCGATCTACAAGCAGACCGGCAACCAGGACGCGGCGAAGGCGTCACTGGAGAAGGGCCGCATCGCGCTCATCAATGCCGCCATCCAGATGGGAATGACCAAGACCGCGGCCGAGAAGTACGCCGAGTCGGTCCTCAAGATCCCGGCCACGGTGTCGACGAAGGCAAGTCTGGACACCCGCGAGGCAATGGCGAAGAGGAACGACCTGCTGTCGCCCGGGGTCCTGCGGATCACGGCGCACATCTCTGGGACGAACCTAGAGAAGATGTATGGCCGAGGGTACGCGGACGGCGGGATCGTCAAGCGTGCCGACGGCGGCATCGACGGGAACGGCGCGTACGTCGACCGGGTCCCGCAGATCGCTCGCCGCCGCAACATCCTCTGGGGCGAGACGGACATCCCGTGGGAGGCGTACATCTCCGGAAAGCCGGAGATGCGAGACCGGAACATGGGCATCCTGCGCGAGACGCTCAAGCTCATGAAGGTGTCGCCGTCCGAGCTGGCGTCGCTGCGCTTCGCGGACGGCGCCTATCTCGCGGCGACCCGGCCGAACGTTGCTGCGGCGGCTGTCGGTGCGGCTCCGACCGTCTCGGTCGTGGTCGAGAACCCGTGGACTGGTGAGCAGGTCCAGGCGGTCGTCCGGTCCGTCGTCGTGGACGGTATCGCACAGCAGGCGCGTACTCAGCGCCGTGACTTCCGGGCGGGGGTGGCGTAGTGGCCCTGACTCACGGCCCCTGGGAGTACGGGGGCGGCAACGGCATGCGGGTCGGTATCGACCCGTCGACCGCTGCGGTGACGCACGCCTCGACCACGGTTGTCCTGTCGTTCGCGGCGTACACCGAGAACCAGTACAACTACGACGACTACCAGACCCTCACGTTCGGCGGTACGGCCGGGTCGGGTACGTACGACTACAACAACCAGTCCTCTACGGGCTCGGGCGATGTCCTGCGGACGACGCGGACCTACACGTATACCTACCCGGCCGGGTCGTATGGGACGTCGCCGGGCTCGGTGACCTTCTCGGCGACCGTCTCTGGCGCCTACAACGGGGTCACGCCGTCACACACGGTGACCGTGGCGATCCCGGCCCGCCCCTATGGTGTCCCGGCCGCTCCGACGGCTGCGACGGTGGCGCGAGTGTCGGATACGTCGCACACGATCACGTGGACGTCGCATTCGACGACGGGTGAGCCGTACTCGTCGGTCGAGGTGCAGCGGTCAACCGATGGTGGGGCGTGGGCGCGCATCGCGACGCTCGGCAACGTGTCGTCGTACACGGATACGACAACGTCAGCGAACCACCAGTACCAGTGGCGAGTGCGCGCGTCGAACAGTGCCGGGGCGTCGGGGTTCTCCTCGACCCAAGTCCTCGCGACGACTCCGGCCGCCCCGGGCGCGCCGACTGCCGTGAAGACTCCGGCAGGGTCGATCACGCTCACGTGGACCGACAACTCGCCGTACAACTCCGGCGTCGAGGTCTGGCACGCCTCCGCCGGGGTGTGGGATGGCGCGCCGCTGGCGAGCGTCGGGAACGTCACGACGTGGACGCACACGGCCCCGTCTCCGTCGGCGTCGCACCAGTACCGGCTCCGGGCGACCACCTCGACTCCGGCGCTGTCGTCGGTGGACTCGCCGGCGTCGAACACGGTGACGATCCTGGCCCCGCCGAACCCGCCGTCGGGGTTGACGCCTCCCCCTCCGTCGGCGGTCGACGCGACTACGGCGCTGGTCCTGTCGTGGGTCCACAACCCCACGGACACGACGGGGCAGACCAAGTACGAGGTACAGCACCGTGTCGTCGGTGCCGGGTCGTGGACCTCGACGGGCACGGTCACCTCGACGGCCTCGACGCACACTCTCGCCGCTGGCGTGTACGCCAACGGAGTCACGATCGAGTGGCAGGCCCGCACGTGGGGTCTGCACGCGACGGCGTCGGCGTGGTCGTCGTCGGCAACGGTCGTCCTGTCGGCGATCCCGACGGCCACGATCGCGACCCCGACGACGGTTTGGGGGTCGGCGACGCTCACGGCGACGTGGGCGTACTACGACCCAGAGGCGGGCGGCCAGTACGGCTGGCGGGCGACCCTGTCCAAGGGCTCGACGGTGGTCGAGTCGCTGTCGGCTCTCGACGCGGCGACCACGGCGACCTTCGCGACCAGACTGCAGAACGGCCAGACGTACACGGTGACGGTCGCCGTATGTGACCCGACCGGGCAATGGTCCTCGGACGACTCGGCTACCTTCACGGTCACGTACGACCCGCCGCCGACTCCGACGATCACGGCGACCTTCTCGCCGGACACGGGCGCGACGACGGTCACGATCGTCAACCCGGGCACCGCAGTCGGTGAGGTCGACGTCGCCTACAACCAGGTCTGGCGTGCGCAGGGCAGCGGGTGGGTCCTCGTCGCTGACCAGGCCCCGGTCGGTGGGACGGTCACCGACAACATCCCGCCCCTCGGGACGACGGTCACGTACATGGCGGTCGCGGTGTCGGCCACCCCGTCGACGGCGATGTCGGCCCAGGTGGACGTCGACACGTCCGGGGCCAAGTGGGCATTCTTCAACGGCGGCGCGGACTTCGGCCTGTCCATCCGGCTGTCCTCCAACGTCTCGTTCGACGTCGAAAGCGGCCTCGAGAAGGCACTGCACCGGTTCGCCGGTCGAGCGCGTCCGGTGGAGTTCGCCGGCACTGGCACGACCCGGACGGTCAACCTCTCCGGGACACTCTTCGCGCCGTGGGTCGCCGTGACCGATGAGCCGTCGACGTGGGCCGATATCGAGGTCCTGGCGATGCTGCCCGGGCCGCACTGCTTCCGCGACCCGTCCGGCATCCGGATCTTCGGCAGCGTCGCCCCTGCACAGGTCCGGGGCATGGGTGTGGGGGCTACCCGCAGCGTCGGACTCACTCTGACCGAGACGGACTGGTCGGAGACGGTCGCATGACAGCCGCCTGGTCGACGTCGAGCCTGGGCGAGGCGTACCTCGGCGAGATGTACCTGACTGCTGCTGGCGACGACGGCGTACCGGTCGTGGACGACACCCCGCCCGACCCGTACACCCTCGGCGGGCGGGTCACCGCCTACCGGTGGGACATCCTCAACCCCGACGATGTCCGCCTCGGTGAGCTCGACGTCGAGGGCGGGAGCCTCTCGTGGTCGGTCGACCGGGAGATCCGCTCCACAGGGATGCTCACCTGGGCCGGGCTGACAGTCCCGGAGTGGACGCAGATCCGGGTCCAGCCGTGGGTGAGTATCGACTTCGCCGACGGGGAGACCGACTCGTGGCCGCTCGGGGTGTACCTGCCGGCGACGCCGACGATCCATTGGTCGGACGCGGTCGCGACGGCGGATGTCGACCTCTACGACAAGTTGCTCATCCTCGTCGAGGACAAGGTCAACGCGACCTTCGCGGTCCCGGCAGGCGCGGTCGTGACCGAGCAGGTCGAGGCGATCATCGCGTCGGCTGGTGAGTCGCGGATGTCCATCGCGGCGTCGACGGCGACGCTGCGGTCGGCGATGGTGTGGGAGCCGGGGACGACCAAGCTCCGCATCATCAATGACCTCCTCGCGGCGGTCAACTACTTCAGCCTGTGGGTCGACGGGTACGGCTACTTCCGCAGCGACCCGTACCAGGCCCCGCAGTACCGGGTGGTCCGCAGGTCGTTCACCGATGGTGTGGACTCGATCTACTCGCCGGACTTCGCACACGACCGGGACACGTTCGCGGTGCCCAACGTCGTCACGTTGATCTCGCGGGCGGATGGCGCGACTCCCGCGCTGACGTCGACGGCCCTCAACGACGACCCGTCCGACCCGCTGTCGACGGTCTCGCGTGGCCGGGAGATCGAGGTGGTCGAGGTGGACGTTGAGGCCGCCTCTCAGGTGATCCTCGACGACCTCGCCAAGCGCCGCCTCGAGGATCTGTCCCGGGTGTCCTCGACGCTCGACCTCGAGCACGCCCCGGTGCCGCTCGCGCTGAACGACCGCGTCCAGTTCCGGTCGACTATCGCCGGCATCACGACGTCGGGAGTCGTGCAGGGCATGACGGTCGACTGCGACCCCCTCGCACTCATGAGGTGCCACATCCAGGAGGTTCGGTGAGCGACTCGTGCTGGTGGGCAACGGTGACGGCGACCGGGCCTCTGCGTATTCGGCGTGATGGTGACGCCGACCCCCTACCGATCACCCCGGACGCGCTCGTGTCCGGCCTCGTCGTGGGCGCCCGTGTGTGGTGCCAGCGGTCCGGCCGGGCCGTCGTGATCCTCGGCCGCAACAACGGCTAGCCAGGAGGCCCCATGTACACCAAGCGGCAAGAGGCGTGGGTCAACAAGCCCGCGGTCCCCAGCCTCATTGACGCCGATGTCGCCAACTGGTGGGAGGCCGGGATCTACGGCGCACACCAGGGGCTCGCTGCGTTGGCTGTCCGGGCGGCTGACTATGGCGTCGTCGGGGATGGTGTCGCGGACGACACGACCGCATTCACGGCCGCCCTCGCAGCGGCGGCGTCGGGGTCTCGCGCGCTGCACATCGGCGCGACGACGGTCAAGCTGATGACGCCCGTCACGGTCCCGGCTGGCGTGACCATCGTCGGCGGGTCGCTCGGCGGGACGATCCTGGCCGGCGCCGCGAACTCGACGCTCCTCACGATGTCCACGGGGTCAGGGCTCCAGGACGTCACGGTCGACGCAGCCGGTCTCGTGTCGTCGTACACGGTGCACATCAACTCGGTCGACGAGGTCCGGATGGAGCGGGTGACCGTCGCGAACGCCGCGAACGGCGTCGAGCTCCGGGGCACGTCGACGTGGACGCAGATCATCGGGTGCGATTTCGTCGGCTGCACGACCGGTATCCGGGTCAGGGAGTTCGCGGACTACACCCTCATCGACCGGTGCCGCTTTACGGCGTGGGTCGAGCGGGCGATCTATCTCTACGGGGTCCCCGCCTCGGCGCCGAGCAACGTGAGGATCAGCCGGAACTACATCGGGCCGCATGCGCCCGGCGGGACCGTGCGCCAGCCGATTCAGTGCACCGGCGCGGACGCGTACCTCTTCCGCAACATCAGCATCGTCGACAACGACGTCAAGTGCCTCGGGACCAGCGATGCCAACCCGACGACTCCTGGCTCGGCGGACGGCATCTCGCTGCACCGCGCCCGCGGTTTCGTCATCAGCGGGAACCGGGTCACGGGCTCCGGTGACGTCGGTATCACCGTTGCCCGGCAGTGCATCGGTGGGACCGTCTCCGACAATGTCATCGACGCCCCCGACTCGGTCGGTCTGTGCATCGGGTCGGCTGACTCCACATACGTCAAGGGCATCACCGTCAGGGGCAATGTCGTCTTCAATGCGAACCAGAACCGGCAGAACGACGGCGTGACGCGCGCCAAGTCGGGAATCCTCCTCGTCGAGGCCATCGGCTGCCTCGTCGACGGCAACGTCGTGATCGACGACCAGGCCGCGCCACCACGAACTATGGGCTCACCTGGCGCAACGTCACCGACCTCACCGTCGGCGACAACCGCTACATCGGTATGACCGTCGCCGACACATACGGGGAGGGGACGAACAGCGGGGTCCGCTGGTCGTCGGCCCCCCGCCGCGTCGTGAAGACGGCCGACACGACCCGCAACAACACGGCCACCGTCGCTGACGACCCGCACCTGGCCGGGCTGACCCTGTCACCGGGCGGGGTCTACCGGCTGAGCTCGAGGCTGATCTACAACGCGACGACGACCGCGGACATCAACGTCAAGTGGTCGGTGCCGTCCGGGACCACGATGGACTGGTCGACGGACTCGCCCGTCCCGACGACGACCTCGCCCAACGGCTCGATCCAGGCCACCAGCCAGACGGTCGGGTCGACCGCCACGATCGGCGGGACCGGCGTCTCCACGGTCGGGCACCCCGAGGGCATCATCACCGTCGGGTCGACGCCCGGCACCCTGACGATGCAGTGGGCGCAGGGAACGGCTGAGGCGTCCAACGCGACCCTGTCGGCCGGGTCGTGGATTGAGATCGTCCGCGTCGCCTGACGCTCCACAGTCTTGCCGCGCTACCCGGGGGGGTGCGCGGTGAGGGGGAATGCCCTGACCCCGACGTACAGAGAGCGTGGTGCATGTGACATCCAGCATTCTTTCCGAGCTCGGCGCCTTTGCGGCGGGCTTTGCTGCCCTCTATACCGCAGTCCGGGCGCAGAGGGCTGTGACCAAGCACTTGACCCCTAACGGAGGGTCGAGTCTCCGAGATGTCGTGGACCGGATCGAGCAGGACATCCGTGGGCTACGGAAAGAGATCAGCGATGACCGCGCCGCGTCACGAGCCACAGCCCATCGCCTCACCGCCATTGACCTGCGCAACCGCGAGGACCACGCGGCGATTGCCGCGCACCTCGGCATACCGCTCCCTGACGCGGCCGACACCGAGGAGGACTGATGGGCGGACCCCGCACTGTGCTCTTCGGCGGCCACCTTGTGGACCCGCGGACGGCCGAGATGCTGGCCGAGGTCGAGGCCATCACCGGCGACACCCTCCACATCTGGCAGGGGTCATACAGCGCTGGCGCTAAGTCCGGCGGCACCCACACCGGCGGCGGTGCGGTCGACGTGTCCCCCACGCGGGGGTCATGGGATGCGCTGGTGGCGGCCATGCGCCAGGTCGGCTTCGCCGCCTGGCACCGCACGACGGCGCAGGGCTACGACCCGCACGTCCATGGCATCGCCGTCGGATGCATCGACCTCAGCCCAGAGGCAGCCCAGCAGGTCGCCTGGTACCGGCAGGGGCTCAACGGCCTCTGGCCGGGACGCCAGGGACCAGACGACGGACCACGCAACCACGTCGGAGTGACGTGGGAGACCTACCAGGAGGACAGCATGCCGACAGTCAAGGAAGTGTGGGAGTACCCGATCACCCGCGACGCGGGCGGCGGGCGTCTCGTGAAGATCCCCATGTGGCGGTCCGTGCTCGACGCTGTCGACACCGGACGCCAGGCCACGGCGGCCGTCGCGCGGCTCGCCGCCGATGTCGCCGGACTGTCCGCGGCAGTCAAGGCCCTCGCCGCGGGTACCTCGGTGGACCTCGACGCGGTCCAGGCCGCTGCACGGGCCGGCGCCGAGCAGGCACTCGCCGAGGGTGTCAAGGTCGACGTCTCGGTCGGGGGCCAGCAGTGACAAGCCTTGACCTGCCTCCCGCCTGGCGCCGCGCAATCTACGGCGCGCTCACGCTCGCCTTCGCCGCGCTCGTCGTCGTCGGTCAGATAACCTCCGACAACGTCGAGTCATGGCTGACCGTGGCCGCCACCATCCTGGCGCTCGCCGCATCCGTGATGGCCGCCATCAAGGCCAAGCGCCTCGACTTCCAGCGCCTGTATGCCGCGGCCGGGGCCGTCGCTACAGCCCTCGTCGCGGTCGGCGTCCTGAGCCAGTCCGACGTGGACTCCGCGCTCGTCCTCGCCGGCAAGGTCGTCGCCTTTCTGACGATGGGACTCGCGACAGCCCGCACGGACCCGTCGACGCCGACCGGGCAGCCGGTCGGCGAGTACGACCCGAAGCACGACGACCCGATCGGAGCATGACCCCATGGCATTCACCTTCGCGAACCGCGGCCTGTACACGCTGCTGAACTCCGCGGTCTCCGGCACCACCGACCTGCGGCAAGCCGTCTTCACCGGCACCGTCCCATCGGCGGCCACGATCCGCGACTGGAACTTCCTATCGGACGTGATCGCCGACGCCACCAGCGCCGAGGCAGTCGCCTCCGGGTACGCCCGGGCCGACCTCGCCGGTGTCACCCTCGCCGAAGACGACGCTCTCGACAAGGTGACTCTCGTCGCCAGCGCCCCGACCTACACCGCTGTCGCCGCCGGAGAGACGTGGACCTTCGTCGCCTACTACGTGGAGGGGGCCTCCGACGCGGCCCGCACCCTGATCGGCATCGACGCGCCCGCGTCGAGCCAGGTCACCAACGGCGGCAACATCACCGGCCCCGCGCTCACGGTCAACGTCACCGGCTCGTGACACTGGCGGCTGACTCGTGCTGACCGTCGCCCAACTCGGGACGGTCGCGGCGGGGGCGACCGCCTCGCTCACGTCGGACTCGATCAGCCCGACCGCTGGCCTGCTGCTCGTCGCCATATCGGCGTCGGGCGGCTCAGCGGCGACGGGCGCAGTGACCACATCCGCGCTCTCGATGACACTGGCAGGGTCGTGGTCCTGGCAGGTCGTCACTGCTGCACCGGCCAGGACCAACAGTGAGGCCGTCCACCTGTTCTGGGCGACCGTGCCCGCCTCTCCTGGGTCGGGCACGGTCACGGTCACCCTGCCCGCCGCGCCCGCTGCGGCACGCCTGGCCGTCGTCCACATCGCAGGCGGCGCGACCCTCTCGGGCGCAGTCTCGGTGGTCCACTCGACCGCGACCAGCCTCAGCGTCACCACTGCCACGACGCCCACCGCCGACGACCTCACCGTGTACGTCCTCGGCTCCCGCAACGACACCAGCGGCTCCACTCCGGGCGCCACGTACACCGAGCTGATCGACTCGACCGGCTCGACCCCGACCTCGCTGCTGGCCGTGGGGTACCGGACCGGGTCGACCTCGACGACTGCCGACGTGTCCGGGCTGTCGTCGAACTCCAACACGATGATCGCCGCAGTGATCTCGGGTGGGGCGGCCCCCTCGACGTGGTCAGGCTCGACCGGCTCGGCCGTCGCCGCGTCCTCGCCGGGCACATTCACCTCCGGCGAGGCGACGTGGACGGCTTCGACGGGCACCTTGACCGTAGCCGCGACCAGCGACGCCTTCACGCCGGACGTGGTGACCTGGACAGGGTCGATGGGAAACTTCGCCGCGGCGGCCACGAGTGGCGCATACGTCCCCGGCGAAGCGGCGTGGACCGGATCGACCGGATCACTCACCGCCGCCGGGGCCTCGGGCGCATTCCAAGGTGACCTCGGCTGGGCTGGGTCGCCCGCCTCCATCACTGCCGTCGCCACGCCAGGGACCTTCGGCCCGGGCGCTGTGACCTGGGCGGGGTCCACCGGGACCGTCGCGGCGGGAGCGGTCGCTGGCACGTTCACGCCTGGCTCGGCCGCCTGGACGGGCTCCACTGCCGCCGTCATGGCCACGGCAACCTCCGGCTCGCTCGCTCCTGGGGCGGCAGCGTGGGCCGGGTCAAGCGCCACCACCACCGCATCCGGGCAGACCGGAGTCTTTACGCCCGGACCGGCAACGTGGGCCGCCGCCGCCGCCGCGGTTACCTTCACGGCGACCAGCGGATCCTTCACCCCGGGCGGCGCGTCATGGGCCGGCGCGTCCGCGGCACTCAGCTTGACGGGCGAGCCCGGCCAGTGGGGTGCCGCGGACGCTGCCTGGACCGGGACGGGCAGCACCGTCACCGCCACTGCGGAGCCCGGAACCTTCACCCCCGGCGCCACGACGTGGGACGGCAACCAGGTCGCCACCACCGCCACCGCCGACCCGGGCCTCTGGACCCCCTGGGACGTCGCCTGGCTCGGCAGCATCGGCATCCTCCTCATCACGGCCACGCCCGGCACGTGGGCCGGCGCGCCCCCCGGGTCCAGCGCCGACCCGTCCGCCTGCCTCGTCCTCGACACCGCGCCGCGCGCCATGCGCCTCGACCCGACGCCCGAGCTGCACCTGTCCACGCTGCCCCCTGTCGGGCTCTCTCTCGACGTCCGCAACAGTCGGCTCACCCGCGACCCGACACCCACCCTGGAGGTCCCGTGAGCACCGTGCCCACCTTCACCGCCGCCGACACCGCGCCACCGCTGACCGGGTCCGTCGGGTGCGACGTCACCGGGGCCACCCTCGAGGCGCACATCCGGTGGGCCGACGCAACCATTACGTCCCGGGCGGCCACCGTCACCGACGCCGCGGTGGGTACGTGGTCCCTCGCCTGGCAGCCCACCGACCTCACCTCCGCACGGGTCGGCACAGCCCGCGTCGAGATCCAGGTCACCTACGCCGACAGCACCATCCAGACCGTCGGGCCGGCGCCCTTCACCGTCCGCGACCAGATCGCCTAGGAGGAGACGTGGCCTACACGCCTAACCCCACCTGGGTCGACGGCGCCGCGGGTGGGACGCCGATCACGGCCGCCACTCTCCAGCACATCGAGGACGGCATCGCCGCTGCGACGCGGCCGCCGCTGCGCTACCCGTCGTCCTACCGGCGCGTCTCCGGGGTGTGGCGGCCAGCCTGACGCCCCGACCCACAACGACAGAGCCCCCCACCTTCGGGTGGGGGGCCTTCTGCGTTTCGGTCAGGCGCTCACGATCCGGCCTGCATGCCGCTCGGCCAGGCCCGTCACCTGAGCCAGGCGGTAGGCCGACATCCCGGCGGCGTGCAGGCGCCGCATCTCGGCGTGCAGGGTCTCGCGCGCCTCGGCCAGGGTGGCCTCTGCCGCGCGGTAGTCCGCGACCTGCTCGCTGAGCGCCGCGTCGGTGCGGTCGTAGTCGCGGTCTGCTGCGGCCTGCAGGTCGGCCTCGTCACCATCCGCGATACGCACCCACTCGGCCTCGTCGTCGCTGCCGGACTCGATGATGGCCTCGATGACCCGCTGGGCCTCTGCCTCGTCGTCCCAAGCGCTCGGGTTGACCCATGCCGTGATCTCGTGTCGCTGTGCCATGTCACTCACTCCTCTGCGTGGTGGTCTTCCTGATGACTCAATACTGACATGACGTCAGCACCAGGTCAAGAGAATGCTGACACAAAGTCAGTGACCTACACCACACCCTCGGTCACCCCTCGATTATGGAGAGGGCCAACGAGGACACCCAGGGGGCGCGGCCCGTCACTCCGGCTGGTACACGACGTCCGTCACCACAGCCACCAGGACCGCCTTCGAGGTCTTCACGCTCGTCATCTCGCGGTCGTCGAACGACGCCTCAAGGGTACCGACTAGGGGCGAGTGCCACACCCCGAATGAGCAACGTCGCGCCCTCGACGTACGTGGGCCGGGTGTGGGGTGCGTCACTGACCGATGGGGAGAAGAGGTCCGAGCACGGCGAGCGCGGCGCGGCGCTGGGCATCGTCCGAGCGGATGTAATGTGCCTGCGTCGTCGCCACCTCGCGGTGGCCCAGGATGTCCGCGATCACCCGCTCAGGGACGCCCTGGGAGCGCAGCAGCGTCGCGCAGGATGCCCGCGCACCGTGGAGCGGCACGAGCGGCGCATCAGCCCGCGTGAGGGCTTCACGCCACTCGCCCCAATCCTTCCTGGGGTCTTTGGGCTTACCGCCGCCGAAGACCAGCCCGACGCCCCCGGACCGCTCGAGCTGGTCTTGGAAGACGGCGGCAACGAGGGGGATCAGAGGCACGACGCGGTGCGAGGACTGCGACTTGAGGTCGGTCATGACCAGTCCCTTGCCGGTCTGTCGCTGTAGTGCCCGCTCGACCCGGACATACCCTGCCCCGTCGTCTAGTGACACCATCGACCAGTCTAGGCCGAGCGCCTCGCCTTGCCGGAGCCCGAGCATGAGTGCGCACACCCATCGGAGTCGGTCTTCTCCCGGCAGGGCTGCGAGCAACACCCGGCGAGCCTCGTCGGCATTGAGGTAGGCGTGGTGCGTAGTGGGTACGGGTGGTCCGCCGGCGACGGCTGCGGCGTTGATGAGTGTCCGGCGCTCCGCTGCTGCGACACGGAGGCAGCGCCCGAGGATAGCGTGCGCCTGCCGGATGGACGCTGGTGACTTCCCGGCCGTCCTCATCGCGTCGTGGAGCGCACGGACATGCTCGGGCGTCAGCTTGGACAGTCGGATGTGCCCCAGGTTGGGGATGATCCACTGGTGGACATATGTCCGATATCCGCGCAGCGTGCTTGGGCGGTTCCGGTGGGCGGCGATCCGTTCGAGCCAGTGCGTGATCCACTGTTCGAGAGTGGCGTTGTCGGGGACGACGCCGGAGTCAATGGACGCCTGGAGAGCCTTGCGCTTGGCGATGACTTCGCGCTGCGTCTTGCCGTAGACGGTCTTGCGGACGCGCTTCCCGCCGACGTATCCGAGGTCCACGATGCCCACCCACCGCCCGTCACTGGCGCGCTGGTAGATCGACCCCTCGCCCTTGCCCCTACGGACTGTCATCGTCCCCCCTGCTACTCGGCATAGTCTGTAGCCAATACTGTAGCCTGGCCGTGCCTAGGTGTACCTAGGCACTCGTGCCTTGACCAGGCATTATGTGCGCCCCCGGCAGGAGTTGAACCTGCGACCGGCGGATTTGAAGTCCGCAGGGTTGTACCTAAAAACCCCGCGTTTGACAGCCTATCGTGTAGCCGTCCTCATCAGAAACGTCCAGGCGAAGTCTCTCGATGAGCACCCAGGCACCCACCGCGACGGGGCAGCCTTCGGCGCACAGCCCCATATCAGACATGAGCGCACGCACCCCCGCGGCCTCCGGTTCACCCATCACCACGCTGCACGCAGGCTTGACCTCGTTGCCGCAACAGATGCATGATTAGTACATGTCTACTCCCCACACCCCCGGCTCAGCGATCCGGATGCTGCGGGAAGCCCTCGGAATCTCCCTGCGAGACCTCGCCCGAGCCGCCGGCATCTCCGCGTCGCACCTATCCCGCATGGAGTGCGGCGAGCGCGCGATGCCCCCCATGACCCACGAGCACCTCATCGCCACCCTGGCCCGCCTCGGATCGACCAAGGGGACGGCCGCATGACCTACGCCATGGGCACCTCCGAGGCCGCCACATACGCAGGCGTGCCAGCCGACGCCATCCGCGACGCCATCACTCGTGGGGACCTCCCCGCCGGGCGCGTCGGCAAGCGTCGCCTCCTCATCCGCCGCGCGGACCTCGAAGCGTGGGTCGACTCCCGAATCGCTCTCGGGTCACAGGAGGGCGACGACGCATGACCGCCGACGACCGTGTCGCCGCCGCCCTCGCAGCCAAGACGACCAAGGCCGCCTGCACCGTCTGGATCGGCGCGTGCAACACCCACGGGTACGGCGTCGTCCAGATCGATGGCGTCGTGCACCTGGCGCACCGTCTCGCCTATGAGGCCGAGTACGGGCCGATCCCCGACGACATGGGCATCGACCACCGGTGTCGAGTCCGCAACTGCGTAACCCCCGAGCACCTCGAGCCCGTATCGGCAGCCGAGAACGCGCGTCGTGGTCGTCGGGCGTCGTCGCTCGCGGTCGGTGACACGTGCGCGAACGGGCACCTGATCGAGGCTGGCGGGCTGTACGAGCGGCCGTCGGGGAAGACCGAGTGTCGCCTGTGTCGCCAGTCCGAGTCGTCCCGGAAGGGCATCCAGCGTCCGACGACTCAGCGTCGGGTCGCTGACACTCGCGCGGCTCACGCCCGCGCCTCCTGATCGTCCCCCGCCCGTCTCGCAGGCAGCGCGCCGGGCGGGGAGACACCCACAAAGGACCAGCCCCCGAGCCAATGCAGGGCAATCGGGGGCCGACAACAGGAAGGGTACCAAATGAGCAAGGTTGAAGCTCGACTGGATCGGGTGGAGTGCACGGTCCGCGTCTCCTGGGCTCCGGAGACGAGGGGCGGCTGGGCCACCATCGTGGCCCCCGAGAGGGTGCAGTGGGAGGCGTGGGTGCTCCCCGACGCGCGGCTATTCGCCGATGTCACGGTCTTCGGGCAGGACGTCGATGGCATACAGCGCACCGCGACGTTCTTCCCTGAATTCGACGACATCCCATCGTGGATTCCCGCGCCTCCAGCGTGGTACGTGGACGCCGTCGCCGAGTTGCGGGCAGCGGGCGAAGACCTCTCGAAGGGGGTGTCCCGATGACCGCCGTCCCTGTCGCTCTCCTCGCCGTCATCCTCGTCCTCGAACTGGTCTCGCTCGTCATCCTGGTCCTCGCTGGGGCACGTCACGGACACGAGCAGTACCAGCGCGGCTACGAGGCTGGTCAGGCTGCTGAGCGGGCTCGGTGGTCAGCGTGACCACACCCACCCCGTCCACGCTCCTCACCGCGCTCCGTGACCTCCTCGCGGCCCCCGGAGTCACGGTCGCCGGCCACCTCGTGGCCCCCCTCGTCCGTGTCGACCAGACCGGGACTGCCCTCATCGTCACCCTCCACGACGAGGGTGAGGAGCGCCACGAGTTCGAGGTACGCGCCGAACGGATCGTGGACTGCGCACCCGTGCCGATCGTCAACGCGGACGACGTCGCTGCGGGGCGTGACTGGTCCTTCGTGGCGCTTCACGGCGTCGTCCAGCACAGCCGGACCATGATGCGGGTCGACGTCCCCCTCGACACCCTCGACTCCCTCATCGAGCAGTCCGAGACAGCCATGCGCTACGTCGAGGCCGATATGGGTGATGGGTGCGAGTGGCGGATCACCCGCGACCTCCTACTCGAGGCACAGCGGGGATGGATCGAACTCAATCCGGCTGAGGCGCGCGAGAGGTACGACCTCTCATGAGCATCCTCGCCGCCCTCCTCGCGCTCGGTGACTTCCTCCTCCGCGCCTTCTTCGTGGCGCTCGTCATCGGCGGGGCATACGTCCTCGCCGTCGCCCTCACAGACCTCAAGGACTGACCATGCCCTACACCTGGCACACCACCAGCACCACACCCACGACCACGACCAACACCACGCGCGTCACCATCAGCGCCCGCGCCGTCACGCTCATCATTGGCATCGCCCTCGCCATGCTCGGGGTCGGCGTCAGCGCCGCCACCGCTGCCGACGTGTCGGGACTCATCACGTCGGTCACCAAGACCACAACGGCGGACCACTACACCCTGCACAAGAAGGTGTCTCTGGCGATGACGTGGGACGCCGGGGCCACCGACCTCAAGGCCGGCGACACGATGTCCCTCACCCTCGACTCGTCGCTGGGGTGTGACGCGACGCCGGACATGCTGGCCCCGGACGGCCAGGTCGTGGCGACCGCGGTCTGCACGGGTGGTGTCATCACGTGGACTTTCACCTCGTGGGTGGAGGCGCACCCGATCGCCCGTCACGGTGGCGCGGACTTCACCGTGCTCACCCAGGTAGCGGATGACCATGTCACCGTCACCTGGGACGGGACCACGACGGTCCTACCGATGACCGTCGGTGTCCCGACCGGCAGCGGGTATGCCAAGTGGGCGACGGCGGACCATTGGCGCATCCGGTTCGGGGCGCCCCTCAGGGCCGGGGCGATCACCTTCGCCGAGACTTTGGGGGCCTGTCAGGTCCTCGACCACGTCGTGTGGGTTAAGGGCTCTGGGACCTTCGACCCGTCCACGGCGACGGGGTCTACGTCGTGGGACGGTGACGACCGGTATACCCCGGTCCTCGACATCTACGTCACCACGACCTGCTTGCCGGCTGACCACACATACAGAAACGCGGTCGTCGCGAACGGCCGGACCCGCTCTGCGACTGCGGAGGCTGGCGCGGGCGCGTGGGGCACCGGGACCTCGACCTCGACCACCACCACGACGACCACGTCGACGACGACAGCCCCGACCACCACCTCGAGCACGACCACCTCATCGAGCACGACCACGGAACCGACATGGACCACGACGACGACACCACCGGCGACGACGACCTCGACAACGTCCTCACCGACCTCATCGCACTCCACGACATCGACTACTGGCGCTGGCACCGGC